CAACTGACTATTACATAGACAAGCCTTTTGCTGAAGAACCTTTAATGGGGAAGATTAAATACATAAATAATTGTTTATCTGCATACGGAATAAAAGAGGGAGACCTAGTTACTTTTAAGCCGGACACAGAGTATGAGTTTAATGTAGATGACCAGAAGCTATATAGAATGTTTGACCATCATATAACAATGGTATTATGACCTCAGAAGATTTAAAGAAACAAATAATTATAGCTGGAAGAAAAGCTGTAGAGCAGCTAATAAAAGTTGCTAAAGAAGATATTAAAAAAACAGATTCACAAGATGATGACCTTGCTGCAGATAGATTAAAAAATGCGGCAGCAACAAAGAAGCTAGCTATATTTGATGCATTTGATATTTTGAATAAAATAGATATAGAAGAAGAAAATATAAACCTATCTAATAATACAGACTCTAAAGTTGAAACTAAACAAGGATTCGCAGAAAGACGCTCACGCTAGTATATACTCTGTAGTAAAAGATTATATTCCTAAAGGTGTATTGTCTAGCAAAAACAAAGCTAAGACATGGCAATATGGCTATAACGAAAAGTATGACTTTGTTGTTATATCTAAAACTGGACAGGTAGGCGAGGTGGTCAATATATCAGGATTACACATCGGACTTCCTGTAACTCCTAAACATTGCTTTTCTAGGTCTAAAAATAAAAGCGAGCAATACTGGGAGCGGCAAGAACTTTCTAAAGAACTTTCTAAGGTATACTCTATATTTCAGTGGAATGATATGCCGTCCCCTTTTAAGAATAAATGGGTAGACTACATAGAGTCTGAGTTCGACAAAAGAGAAGAGGGACACTGGTTTATGAATAATGGAACTCCAACCTATATTACAGGAGCTCACTATATGTACTTGCAGTGGTCTAGCATCGATGTAGGGTATCCAGATTACAGGGAGGCTAATAGAGTATTTTATTTATTCTGGGAAGCCAGCAGAGCTGATAAGAGAAGCTTTGGAATGATATACTTAAAGATTAGACGTTCTGGATTTTCATATATGGGGTCTTCGGAGTGTGTAAATACAGGAACACTAGCAAAAGATGCCAGGGTAGGGATACTGTCAAAAACAGGTAGTGACTCTAAAAAAATGTTTACAGATAAGGTAGTTCCCATATCTAATAGGCTTCCTTTTTTCTTTAAGCCTATTCAGGACGGTATGGACAAGCCTAAGACAGAACTTGCTTTTAGAATACCGGCCTCTAAGATTACTAAAAAAAATATGTATGAGAATGTGGCTGATGAGCTTACAGGATTAGATACTACTATTGACTGGAAGAATACAGACGACAACTCCTATGATGGTGAAAAGCTATTGCTACTAGTGCATGATGAGAGTGGTAAATGGATAAAGCCAAATAATATCTTAAACAACTGGAGGGTAACAAAAACTTGTTTGCGTTTAGGTAGCAAAATTATAGGAAAGTGTTTAATGGGTTCTACTTCCAATGCATTAGATAAAGGGGGTAGCAATTTTAAAAAGCTATACGAAGACTCTAATGTAAATACAAGGAACGCAAATGGTCAAACCAAAAGTGGTATGTATTCACTTTTTATCCCGATGGAGTGGAACATGGAGGGTTTTATAGATATTTACGGACATCCTGTTTTAAGAAAACCTAATGAAAAAACAAGAGGTGTAGATGGAGAGTGGATAACCAACGGCGCTATTGATTACTGGCAAGCGGAGGTAGAGTCTTTAAAGTCTGATGCCGATGCTTTAAATGAATTTTACAGACAATTTCCTAGAACGGAGTCTCACGCTTTTAGAGACGAAAGCAAGTCTTCTTTATTTAACCTCACAAAGATATACCAGCAGATAGACTACAACGACTCTTTAATAATGGAGCACCACTTAACAAGAGGTAATTTTTACTGGCAGAATGGTATAAAAGATACTAAGGTGGCTTTTAGTCCTGACAAGAGAGGTAGGTTTTTAATCAGCTGGACACCATCAAAGGGATTGCAAAATAATGTTATTGATAGGAGAGGCATTAAGTTTCCAGGCAATGACCATATGGGAGCGTTTGGATGTGACTCTTATGATATATCTGGAACTGTAGGAGGTGGAGGCTCTAATGGAGCTTTACATGGAATGACTAAGTTTAGCATGGAGGAAGCTCCTGCTAATGAGTTTTTTTTAGAGTATGTAGCTAGGCCGCAAACAGCTGAGATATTTTTTGAAGAAGTATTGATGGCTTGTGTGTTTTATGGTATGCCAATATTAGTGGAGAATAACAAGCCTAGATTACTGTATCATTTTAAGAACAGAGGATATAGAGGTTTTTCCATGAACAGACCTGATAAGCATATGTCCAAGCTATCAAAAACAGAGAAAGAACTAGGGGGTATTCCTAATAGTTCTGAGGATGTAAAGCAGTCTCACGCTGCTGCAATTGAATCTTACATAGAAAAAAATGTAGGAATAGATTTTGACGGACAGTTTAGAGAGTCCGGAGATATGGGTAATATGTTGTTTACAAGGACTTTAGAAGACTGGGCAAAGTTTGATATAAGTAATAGAACTAAGTTTGATGCGAGTATTAGTTCTGGATTAGCTGTTATGGCTACACAAAGGCATATGTATCAAGTAGAGAAAAAACAATCAAAAATAAACCTTAACTTTGCAAGGTATACAAATAAGGGAAATTTAAGTGAATTAATAAGATAGATGAAGGATGTTACAATAGACATTGCATCTACAGGCTTTCCAAGTCAATTTGTTTCTGATGCTGAAAAAGCAACAAACGAATTTGGTTTACAGATAGGACAGGCTATTCAATACGAATGGTTTAAAAAAGATGGAAACCAGTGTAGATACTACAATCAATGGAGAGACTTTCACAGACTGCGTTTATACGCAAGAGGGGAGCAGTCAATTGCCAAATATAAAAACGAAATTGCAGTAGACGGAGACTTGTCTTATCTAAACTTAGATTGGACACCAGTTCCTATATTGCCAAAGTTTGTAGATATAGTTGTGAACGGTATGCAGGACCGAGAGTTTAAGGTTAAAGCTTATGCTCAAGACGCATTATCTCAAGCAAAAAGAAGTAAGTATCAAGATATGATAGAGGGCCAAATGGCTGCTAAAGATATCTTGACTACGATACAGGAGCAGACAGGTGTAGACCCATTTATTATGAACCCTGATGAGCTTCCTTCTTCTGATGAGGAGCTTTCTCTTTATATGAATCTAAACTATAAACCTGCAATTGAAATTGCGGAGGAAGAGGCTATAGATACTATGTTTTCTGAAAATCATTATGATGATATTCGTAAACAAATAGACTATGACTCTACAGTTATAGGTATGTCTGTTGCAAAACACGAGTTCTTACCTGGAGCTGGAGTTCAAATATCGTATGTAGACCCGGCTAATGTTGTGTACAGTTACACTGAAGACCCTCACTTTAAAGATTGTTTTTATTGGGGAGAAATTAAAACATTACCTATTGCTGAACTATTAAAGATAGACCCAAGCCTTACTCGTGAAGATTTAGAAGAGATATCTAAATATAGTCAGAGTTGGTATGACTATTATAATGTAGCTCAGTTTTATGAGAATGATATTTTTTATAGAGATACTTGTACTCTAATGTATTTTAATTATAAAACCACTAAGAAGATAGTTTATAAGAAAAGAATACTTGAGGGCGGTGGTTCTAAAATGATAGAAAAAGACGATACTTTTAATCCTCCACAAGAAATGATGGAAGACGGAAAGTTCGAGAAAATAGAAAAGACTATTGATGTATGGTATGATGGGGTGATGGTTATGGGAACTAATATTATTCTCAAGTGGGAGCTTGCAAAGAATATGGTTAGACCAAAGTCTTCCTCTCAGCACGCTTTACCAAATTATGTTGCCGTAGCACCAAGAATGTACAAAGGAGTTATTGAGTCTTTAGTAAGACGAATGATTCCTTTTGCTGATTTAATACAGATAACTCATTTAAAGTTGCAGCAAGTTATTGCTAGAACTGTACCTGATGGAGTCTATATTGATGCCGATGGATTGAATGAAGTTGACCTGGGGACAGGAGCGGCATATGACCCTTCGGATGCATTAAGGCTATACTTCCAAACTGGTAGTGTAGTTGGTAGAAGTTATACTCAAGACGGAGAATACAATCAAGGCAAAGTTCCAATACAACAGCTTACGAGCAGTTCCGGAGCTTCTAAGACACAAATGCTTATAGCCAACTATAACCACTACTTAGACATGATTCGCTCTGTAACAGGCTTAAATGAAGCGAGAGACGGTTCTACACCATCTCCTGAAGCCTTAGTCGGTGTTCAGAAGTTAGCTGCATTAAATTCTAATACAGCCACAAGGCATATCTTAGATGGTAGTCTTTATATATACCGAAGTCTAGCAGAGGCTTTAACCTATAGAGTTGCTGATATATTAGAATACTCAGACTTTAAAGAAGACTTTATAAATAAGATAGGTAAGTATAATGTAAGTATATTAGGTGAGATATCTGATTTATACATTTATGACTTTGGTGTTTTTATAGAGCTTTCTCCGGATGAAGAGCAAAAAGCAATGCTTGAGCAGAATATTCAGATGGCTTTATCTAAGGGAGATATTAATCTTGAAGATGCTATTGATATCCGCGAGATTAAAAATCTTAAACTTGCTAATCAACTATTAAAAGTTAAGAGACTTGCTAAACAGGAGCGTGACGAAAAGATGGCTATGCAAAATCAGGCTATGACAGCTCAACAACAACTCAAGTCTCAAGAGATGGCTTCACAAACAGCTATGCAAAAGATAGAACTTGAAACTCAGTCTAAGATGAAAGTGAAGCAAGCTGAGATAGCTTTTGAAATTGAAAAACAAAAAGCAGAAGCACAGCTTAAATCTCAATTAATGCAACAAGAGTTTAACTATAACTTACAATTGCGTGGTATGACTGAGCAGTCTTTATCAAACAGAGAAGATTCAAGAGAGAAAGCTAAGTCTAATAGAATTAGTCAACAAAATACTGAACAGAGTAAATTGATTTCACAACGTAAAAATAATTTACCTCCACAGAATTTTGAGTCTAATGAAGATAGCCTAGATGGCTTTGATTTATCTGAGTTTTCACCCCGATAATGAGCGTTAAAATTTTAAGTAAATTTGTAATCTAAATTAAATTAAATGGAATTAAAAGTAAGAGCGGTAGATGCCGTTGAAGAAAAATCAGTACAAGAGGTTGAACAAGAGCTTCTTGAAAAACATGAGGAAAAGTTTAATGACTCTAACGAGACAACAGAACAAACTCCTCAGATAAAAATGGATTTTGCTGAAGAGAGTGTCGTTAAAGACACTCCTAAAGCAGAAGAAACTTCTGAAGAAACACCAGAGCCAGTTCAAGAGCAGGCAGAGTTATCAGAAGAAGACGTTCTTTCATATATTGGAAAAAGATATGGTAAGGAAATTAATTCATTAGATGAATTAAATGCAACAAGAGAAGAGGCTGAACAGCTTCCAGAAGATGTTGCGGCTTACTTTAAGTATAAAAAAGAAACGGGAAGAGGTATTGAAGACTATGTAAAATTACAAAGAGACTTTAGTGCTATGAATCCTGATTCTTTGCTAAGAGAGTATTTGACAGTTACAGAAGGCGAAGGTTTAGACGCTGAGGATATTGATTCTCTAATGGAGGATTATTCTTGGGATGAAGAACTAGATGAAGAATCTGTAATTAAAAAAACAAAATTAGCAAAAAAGAAAACTATTGCTAAAGCAAAGAAGTATTTTAATGAGCAAAAAGAATTATACAAACAACCACTTGAGTCAAGACCGGTTGTTGATTCTCAGAGCAACAATGAAGAACTTCAAGAGTATAGGCAATATTTAGAATCTGTTAAAACTCAACAACAGGAAAGTGAGGCAAAACGTAATTGGTTTTTAAAAGAAACCGATAAAGTTTTTACTGAAGATTTCAAAGGTTTTGATTTCGTGCTTGACGACAAAACAGTAACCTTCTCTCCCGGTGATGTGCAGACAATCAAGAAGAGCCAAGAAACTCCAATGAACTTTATAAATAAGTATTTGGATGATAAAGGTTTGGTTAGTGATGCTGCCGGATACCATCGAGCTTTATCAATTGCAATGAATCCTGAAAAATTTGCTAAGTTCTTTTATGAGCAAGGCAAGTCTGAGGCTACTGAAGATGTAATACGCAAAACTAAAAATATAAATATGAGCGAGCGTAGAGCACCTGAAGTAACTAATAAAGGAGGATTTCAAGTTAAGTCAGTTAACCCTGATTCGGGACGCGGCTTAAAAATAAGAAGTATTAAACGAAAATAAATTTTAAAAATTAATTATTATGGCAGGAGCAGTTCAAGCAACCCCTGGGTTTGCTTTACAACCGAGTGCAGAACAGGTGCCTTTGGCAACTAACTACATTACAAACTTTGATTTCTTAAATCAGTATTTACCTGATACTTATGAAAAAGAGTTTGAGCGATATGGAAATCGTACAATCGCATCTTTCTTACGTTTAGTAGGAGCAGAGATGCCTTCTAATTCTGACCTTATCAAATGGGCAGAGCAAGGAAGATTACACACTAAATATACTAACTGTGCATCAGCAGGAGCAGCTGGTGACGATACAGCTACAATCACAGTAGGTGATGCATTAGTACCTGGTACTGGAAGCATTGCAATTAGAGTAGGACAGACTGTTGTTATCTCTGATAATGCAGGAGCTGGATTAAACAAAGGTATTGTTACAGCCGTGAATACGGGAGCAGCAACTTTTGATGTAGCTTATTATGAAGCAGCTGGACAAGTTGGTGCAGCTGGACTTACAAGAACAGTGTTTATTTATGGTTCTGAATTTAAAAAAGGAACTAGTGGAATGGTAGGCTCATTAGAAGCTGATGACGTTATCTTTGATAACTCACCAATTATCATCAAAGACAAATACGCTGTAAGCGGGTCTGACATGGCGCAAATTGGATGGGTAGAAGTAACTACTGAAAACGGAGCATCTGGATACTTATGGTATCTTAAATCAGAGCACGAAACTCGTCTACGTTTTGACGACTACTTAGAAACAGCAATGATTGAAGCTGTACCAGCAGAAGCTGCGTCAGGAGCAATCGCAGCTGGAGGAGATGTAGGGAACAAAGGTTCTGAAGGTATCTTCTATGTAGTTGAAAATCGTGGAAATGTGTGGGGCGGTGGAAACCCAGCTGCACTAGCTGACTTTGATGCAGTAATCTCGCGTTTAGATAAGCAAGGTTCTATTGAAGAAAATGTAATTTTCGTTGATAGAGAATTTAGCTTTGATATTGATGATATGTTAGCAGCTCAAAACTCTTATGGAGCTGGTGGAACATCTTATGGTTTATTTGACAATGACAAAGAAATGGCATTAAACCTTGGATTCACTGGATTCCGTAGAGGATATGACTTCTACAAGTCTGACTGGAAATACTTAAATGACCCAACTATGCGTGGTGGTCTTCCTACTGGAGCTAACTCAGGCCGTATCAACGGACTATTAGTACCAGCTGGTTCTACTACAGTATACGACCAGATTTTAGGTAAGAACGCGAAGAGACCATTCTTGCATGTTCGATACAGAGCTTCTGAAACAGAAGACAGACGTTACAAAACTTGGATTACAGGTTCTGCTGGCGGTGCTGCAACTTCTAGCTTAGATGCTATGGAAGTACACTTCTTGTCTGAGAGAGCTGTATGTACGTTAGGTGCAAACAACTTCTTCTTATTCCAAGAGTAGTATTATTACTAAGGGAGGTTTAACCGCCTCCCTTTTTTTTAAATCTAATTAAATTTATATATAATGAAAAAAAATGCATTAGTAGACAAGGTCTACAAACTTACTAGAGATAGAGCCCCAATATCTTTTTTATTACCTTCAGGCGGCTCAAGAAGACAACCCTTATTACATTTTGACGAAGACAAAGGAATCAACCGAGTGTTGAGATATTCTCCTAACCAAAGGTCTTGTTTTGAAGATGAGCAAGATGGACAAGTAGTTAGAGAACCTATTGACTTTGTAGATGGTTTCTTATCAGTTCCAAAAAACAATCCTGTACTGCAAGAGTTTTTATACTATCACCCATTGAATGGTAAAAAGTTTGTTGAAGTGAATGAAGAAAAAGATGCAGCGGCAGAGATTGAACAATTAAACATAGAAGCAGATGCTCTTATTGAAGCTAGAAAGCTTTCTGTAGACCAGGTTGAAACCATATCAAGAGTTTTGCTGGGAAGAAATACAGAGCAAATGAGCACGGCAGAGCTTCGTAGAGATATATTAATCTTTGTTAAGCGCGACCCTCATACGTTCTTAAAGATGATTAATGACCCTATGTTAAAACTACAGTCTAATGTGCAGTTGTTTTTTGATAAAGGATTGCTATCGTTTAGGAACAAACAAAAAGAAGTATGGTTTAATACATCATCAAACAAAAAGAAGATGTTGACCGTGCCCTTTGGAGAAGACCCTATGTATATTGTATCGTCATATTTACAGAGTGATGACGGAATAGAGTCTTTAAAAATGTTAGAAAAATTACTAGAAGATTAGTGATTGCTAAGAGAGGTCAAAAATAATTGACCTCTTTTTTTTTGCTTATCTTTGTAAAAAAGAAAGCGATGATAAATGCTGTTAGAAATACAGTTCTTGCTATACTTAATAAGAATAATTACGGCTATATATCTCCATCAGATTTTAATTTGTTTGCAAAACAAGCACAGTTAGATATTTTTGATGAATATTTTATAGCATATAATAATCAGATTAATAAAGAGAATGGAAGGGTATCAGGAAGCGGATATGCTGATATAAAAAAAGGATACGAAGAGGTAATAGATACTTTTTCAATTACAGCCAGTTTATCTAAAAACATATTAAATGAATATGTAGTTCCTACACCAGCTACTACAGGTTCAGACTATTATTTATTAAATAAAATATTAATTTATAGTACCGTAACTTCTTCAGGAGTTACTACATCTACTGGAGGAGGTAATACAGAATTAATAGATTCATCCGCAACATTTCAGTCTGACGGAGTATCTGTTGGAGATGTGGTATCGGTAGTTCTAGCTAATTCAGTGGTGACTAATTTAAGTGTTGTCTCTATAACCAATCAAACTACTCTAGTTGTTAGTGTGGCATCTTTAGTTACTGCCAATGTTTCATATTCTATTTACAAGAAATCTGATTTAAAAAATGAAGCAGAGCAAGTAAATCATAGTAAAATAACTATGCTTAATAAGTCTATGCTTACTGCTCCTAACATTACTTTCCCTGCTTACACTCAACAAGGAAATATATTAACACTACACCCTGATTCACTAAACGAAATAGGAAGAGTGGTATCGCAGTATATAAGATACCCTAAAGACCCTAAGTGGACTTATGTATCATTAACGGGAGGAGAGCCTATATTTGACCAGTCTCAATCTGATTATCAAGATTTTGAATTGCCTCCAGATGATGTAAATAACTTAGTGGCTAGAATATTACAATACTCAGGTATGTCCATTAGAGAGATAGCCACAGTGCAGTTTGGTCAATCTATAGAACAACAAGAAAACCAAGAACAATAGTATGGCATATTTATCACAATATCAATATTACGAAAATGCAGGAGCTGCTCCTACCGATGCAAATTGGGGTTCTTATCAGTACGTTAGCTTAGAGGATATAGTAAATAACTTTCAGTTAATGTACACCGGAAATCATTCTTTAGTTAATAATGAAGAAAGGTATAAGATATTGTTTCACGCTAAGCGAGCAATACAGGAGCTAAATTATGATGCATTTAAAGAAATAAAAGCGCTAGAGCTAACTGTATATGACAACTTAACTTTTGTGTTACCATCTGATTATGTTAATTGGGTTAGATTGTCTCTCTATAAAGATGGGTGGCTTAGACCTCTTAATGAAAATATACAAGTTAATTCAGCAGTATCGTATTTACAAAGTAATACAGGAACATTGAGTTTTAATGTTGACGGCACGGTAGTTACAGACGCATCTACTTTAGACACTGAAAGAAAAAGCGGTCAGCAAAATAGTATATATTTAAATCAAAATAATGCACAAGACGATGCTTCTGAAAACTCTGAAGCTAATTGGTATTCTGATTATAGTATCGGCGCACGTTATGGTTTAAATACTGAGACAGCAAATGCAAACCCTACTTACAGAATAGACAAAAAAGCTGGAGTTATTAATTTTGATTCCACAATGCTTAATGAAAATTGTGTTTTAGAATATATTTCTGATGGTATGGAAGGCGGAAATGATTCCTTAGTTACTGTAAATAAACTTTTTGAAGAATACATTTATGCTGCTATCAAGTACGAGATATTAAACAGCAAGTTTAATGTTCAGGAATATGTAGTAAACAGAGCTAGAAAAGACAAGTCTTCTCTTTTAAGAAACGCAAAAATAAGATTAAGTAATATTCATCCGGGTAGATTACTAATGAATCTACGAGGTCAGAATAAGTGGATAAAATAAAATGGCAAACATTCAAAGAAATTTTATTGCAGGACGTATGAATAAAAGCCTTGATGAAAGGCTTATTCCTAATGGAGAATATGTAGATGCTTTAAACGTAAGGCTAGGTTCTACAGAGGCTTCTGAGATTGGTTCTGTTGAAAATTCTAAAGGTAACTCTAAACTTACTTCATTACAGTTTTTAGATGGTATGCCTTTAAGTTCTAGCGCCAGATGTATTGGAGCTTATGAGGACGGTTCTAATAATGTTATATACTGGTTTGTTCACGACCCTTCTTTTTCTGAAGGAGATACTGGCAAGCTTGATTTAATTGTTTCTTATAATGTAAAAACAGACGACACCATATATCATGTAATTAGCATTGACAATGGTTTAAAAGTAAACACAACATTAAACTTTAACTCATCTTATTTAATTACTGGTGTAGATAGAATAGGTGATTTATTATTTTTTACAGATAATTATAATCCACCTAGATTTATTAATATAAATAAAAATTATCCGAATCCTATAAATATTAACCCTACTCCAACGCCGACCCCAACGCCGACTCCGACTCCTAGCCCAGGTCCTGTTTTTTCTAATGGTTGGAAGTTTTTGGCTGGGCAAAGTAATATAGGGGGAACTGTTTTTACTGGATACCATACAGCTACATTGGCCGGATGCCCTACAAGTATCCCTGCGTATGGAGGTGGAGTTAGTCCTACAACAACTCAAATACCTTTGCCTGGAGTAGATTGTTATCAATCTGGTTCTTTTCCTACCACAAAAGGGTTTGCTATTCAAGGAGCAGGAAATGTTAGTACATTAGCGTTAGCACAATTTAGCTTCGATGCAAGTGTTAGTAAAGTATCAATTGGGCTTATAAATGTTTCAGGTGTTGGTAATCCTGGGACAGGGAGTTTAAGCGGAACAATAACCGGAAGTAATGGCACTAGCGGAACGTGGAGTGTAAGCTACTCTCCTCAGTTATTACCTTATACTGATGGAGATGGAGCAATCATTTATCCGGAGTCGGTTGGAGAGGTTACTCTTACAGGATTAACATTAACTAATAATGTAACATACACAATTAATACATAAGGATGGCTTCATATTTAGACCAATTTTCTGCAGAATCTATACTGGTTATAAAAAAACCACCGGTAAGCGCTCCTATTATACAGTCAATAACTACGGCTGGAGAAGATAAGTTTTTAGAGGAACGGTTCATAAGCTTTGCATACAGGTATAAATATGCTGATGGCGAATACTCAGCTACATCGCAATTTAGTG